GCGGATCGACCACCCGGACATCGAACAGTTCATCACTGCAAAACATGACAGCACATCGTTGACCGGCTTCAACATCAGCGTCGGTGTTACAGATGAATTCATGCGGTGTCTGGAACTCGGCACTCCCTTCCCGCTTCAGTACAATGGAACAGTCTATCGCGAGGTAGACCCAGTGGCACTGTGGGACATGATCATGCGCTCGACGTGGGATTGGGCGGAACCAGGCGTCCTGTTTATCGACACGATCAATAAGATGAACAACCTCTGGTATTGCGAAACCATAGAAGCCACCAATCCGTGCGGTGAACAACCACTACCGCCCTACGGAGCCTGCCTGCTTGGCTCATTCAATCTCACAAAATATGTCGATCAAGAGAACAAGCTGTTTGCTTGGGAACAGTATAAGGAGGACATCCATGTTGTGGTTAGAGCTATGGATAACGTCATTGACCGCACGATCTACCCGCTTGCCGCGCAGCGTGAGGAAGCGAAGGCGAAGAGGCGCATGGGGCTGGGGGTCACTGGCCTTGCTAATGCTGGCGAGCTTATGGGTCTTGCTTATGCATCACCTGAGTTCATAAAGTTTGCGGACAGATCGATGCGTGAATTACGCGATCACTGCTACTCAGCATCCGCTGATCTGGCAGAAGAAAAAGGGTCGTTCCCGCTATTTGATAAAGAAAAATATCTGGCTGGTGGCTTCATCAAGACCCTGCCTAAAAAGGTACGCGACAAGATTGCTGAGAAAGGTATCCGTAACAGCCACCTCACATCAATCGCTCCTACGGGCACAATCAGTCTAACCGCTGATAACGTGTCGTCAGGCATAGAGCCGCCGTTTGCGATGTACTATGACCGCACGATCCAGCAGTTTGATGGGCATCAGATCGAACGTGTCGAAGATTATGCGTATCGACAAGGTGTCAAAGGCCGCACCGCTAACGAGATATCCGCAGAAGATCATGTCGCTGTCTTGGCACTTGCATCTAAGTATATGGACTCAGCGGTGTCTAAAACTTGCAACGTGGGAGATGACGTGACCTACGACAAGTTCAAAGACCTTTATCACACAGCGTGGAAGGAAGGCTGCAAAGGCATCACCACGTTTCGTGCTGCTGGTAAACGCTACGGCATTCTCAATGAAGTTGTGGAAGATACAGAAACTGGCGCAGAAGCCTGTTTTATTGACCCTGCAACTGGTCAAAAATCCTGCGAATGAGCTACTGGGGGACCTTCGGGTCCCCCTTTTACGCCCTTACTAGAAGGGAAGATCATAATGTCTCCACCAATCATTACCGAAGATTTAATTGCTTACCTGTCAGGACAGTTTCCAGACCGCGCACTTGACGCTGTCGATATGACAGACACTGAACGCTCGATCTGGTTTCGTGCAGGTCAGGTTGCCGTGGTCCGCCACCTGAAGCGAGTGATGGACGACCAACAGGAAAATATACTCGCCCCAAATTAAGGAAATTAACTATGTGTGGAAGTCGCCCTGCTGCCGCCGCCCAGCCAACCCCACCAGCACCACCTCCGGCTCCACCGCCAATGCTGGAACAGGTAGTGCCGGAAAAAGCGGCCTCAAACACCGTATCTGATAAGCAGAAAAAGAAGGCAAAGGGTACAAAGAAGTATCAGACGCCATTGAACATCGCCAAGAACACCAGTGGTTCTGACGGCGGCGGGATTAACACGGCTAACTGATGCAGGCAGATGGCAAAACTTGCGCTTCACGATATGAGCAGCTTGCGGCTGAACGCGAGACATATCTGAATCGAGCGCGGGAATGCGCTAAACTAACGATCCCGGCGCTAATGCCTGACTCAGGGCAGTCTGCGGGTACAATTCTACATACACCGTATCAGGGAATAGGTGCCAGAGGCGTTAATAACCTAGCGTCAAAGCTCCTGCTGTCACTGCTGCCTCCAAATACCCCATTCTTCCGTTTCATCATCGACGACTTCACGGCTGAGGAACTGGCGCAAGAACAGGGACAGCGGGCAAAGGTCGATGAGGCCCTAAATAAAATCGAAAGATCAGTCCAGGCTGAGATAGAAAGTCAGAACCTGAGATCACCGATCTTTGAGGCGCTCAAGCAGCTAGTAGTGTCGGGCAATGTCCTGATCTATCTGCCTAAAAAAGAGGGTGCGCGTGTATTTGACATGCGCCGCTATGTGGTCAAGCGCGATCCTATGGGCGACCCCGTTCAGATCATCATCAAAGAGACCATCAATCCGATGGTGCTTGATGACGACATCCGCGAACTGGTGATGCAGACCATGCCGCGTAACGAACAGAAATCAGTGATTGACGCTGAGGTCGATGTCTACACCGCCATGTACCGTGACAATAAAAAGTGGCGGCTGTATCAGGAAATTAACGGCACCGTGGTTCCGAAATCTGAAGGATCATGGCCTGTAGACAAATCTCCCATGCTGCCGCTGCGGTGGACCCGCATCGAGGGCGAGGATTGGGGGCGGTCCTACGTCGAGGAATACAAGGGCGACCTAATCAGCCTTGAAGGAATATCCAAGGCCATACTAGAAGCAACAGCAGCATCTGCCAAAGTTGTGTTCATGGTCAATCCAAACGGCACCACACGCGCCCGTGATATCGCTGAGGCGTCAAACGGTGCAATCGTTTCCGGTAACGCCAACGAGGTCACAGTTCTACAGACCGACAAGTATCAAGACATGCGGGTTGCGCGGGAGACCGCTCAGAGTATTGAACAGCGGCTCAGTTTTGCCTTCCTAGAGAACACTGCTGTCCAACGTGACGGCGAGAGAGTAACAGCCACTGAAATTAGGCGCATGTCACAGCAACTTGACGACGCCCTCGGCGGCAGCTTCAGCCTGATGTCTGAGGAATTTCAGCTACCACTGGTGAACCGCGTAATTGACCGCATGGTCAAACAGCGCCGCTTGCCGTCCTTGCCTAAAGGTGTGGTCAAGCCGTCAATCGTGACAGGTCTGGAAGCACTCGGTCGCGGGCACGATCTTGAGAAACTCGAAATGTTTCTTCAGGGTCTGCAAATGCTGCCGCCAGAGGTCATCGCGCAGCACCTCAATATCAGTGATTACATTAAACGCCGGGGAACGTCCCTCGGCATCGATATGGATGGCCTAGTTAAATCCGCTGAACAACTTCAGCAGGAGCAACAGGCCGCACAACAGCAACAGCAAAGCCAGATGCAACAGCAGGGCATGATGGACATGGCAGGTAAAGCCGTGGGTGGGGCCGCTGGTCCCGCAGTCAACGCAGCTAGTGACATCGCGCAGGGGATGGACCCTGAGATGTTGCAGCAGATGGCAGCGCAATTACAGGAGCAAACTGAATAGATGGTCGAGACAGTTACCATTGCAGCAGAGAACACAGACGACACGCAGCCTACACTAGAGCAGACTGCTAAAGAGATGGGGATATCCGTTGATGATGCACAGGAGGCCCCTGAAACTGAAGATCGCCCTGATTGGTTACCTGAGAAATTCAAGTCCGCTGAGGATTTGGCGCAGGCATATTCTGAGCTTGAAAAGCGACAGAGCAGTACTGCTAAGGAAGAGCCAGCGTCTACTGATGAAGCGCGGGAAGCAGTTGAAAGCGCGGGCGTTGACTTCGATGCATTGTCTGCTGAGTACGCTGAGAACGGCGAATTATCAGATAAGGCATATGACAACCTTGAGAAGGCTGGCATCCCGCGCAATATCGTTAACAGCTATATTGAAGCGCAGGCTGCACAGGTAGAGGTCGCACAGGCCAAAGTCTACGAGATCGTTGGTGGACAGGAATCCTACTCCGGCATGGTCGCGTGGGCAGGCGAAAACCTCAGTGAGGCTGAGATCGACGCCTATAACACCGCTGTAAACTCAGGCCAGATGGCTTCAGTGGAACTCGCCGTCAATGGGCTGAAGGCGCGTTATACAGCATCAGAGGGTGCAGAACCCTCACGCCAAGTTCAAGGCGGTGTGTCTGGTAATGTTGGTGGAACCTACAGGTCTATGGCCGAACTTATGACCGACATGAATTCGCCAGCGTACAAGAACGATCCTGCCTTCCGTGCGGATGTCGAGAAGCGCCTTGGCAACAGTAACATCCTGGAATCTCGTAGAGGATAATTGATGCGTGATTATGCGAAGGAATACCGCGAATACCACGGTAAGCCAGCGCAGAAGAAACGCAGAGCAGGCCGTAACAAAGCCCGCTCACTGATGATCAAAAAGAAAGGTGCGTCTGCTGTGGCCGGAAAGGATGTCCACCACAAAGACCGGAACACCCAGAACAACTCCAGCAGCAACCTTTCGATCATCTCCAAGAGTAAAAACCGTTCGATGAAATAGCACCGCTCCTCTTTAGGAGGGCGCTTGGGTGACGGCCCATGTCTTCATACCTTCATTCTACTCGACCCCTTACGAGGGATAATCCTGTTCCCGTGAAGCCGTTGAAGAACCAACTCTTGTTTAATTTTAAAAAGGACTAAAGCTATGGCAAATGCTACAGCCTCTCGCCTTGGTCTCGTTGAAGCAACGGGAACAGGTTTTGACGCGCTATTTCTGAAAGTGTTTTCTGGCGAGGTGATGGCCTCGTTCAACGCTAACACCGTTATGAAAGAACGTGTTCGCACTCGTAATATCTCCTCCGGTAAATCGGCGCAATTCCCGGCAATCGGTAAAACGGTGGCCGCTTATCACACGCCAGGTGCTGAAATTAATGGCACCGCAATCAAGCACAATGAGAAGGTGATCACGATTGATGATCTCCTGATCTCAAGTGCTTTCATCGCCAACATCGATGAGGCAAAGAACCACTACGACGTGCGTTCCGAGTACTCCACGCAGCTTGGTCAGGCCCTTGCACAGACCTATGACCGCAACCTGCTGTCTATGGCTATCAAAGACTGTGCTACGCCCCCGACTGCAATTTCGGATCAGGGCACGTCTGAGCAGATTGTTCAGACTGGTGTGCTTAACATGGCAACCGCTGCCAACGTGTCCACTTTTGTCGGCCAGCTTTATACAGCCGCTCAGAAGCTGGATGAGAAGAACGTGCCGAAGGAAGATCGTTACGCCTTCATTAGCCCTGCCGCGTATTACGGGATCGTTCAGAACGACAAAATTGTTAACCGCGATTTCGGCGGAACCAATGGCGTCTACTCTGATGGCACTGTGATCAATGTCGCGGGGATGCAGGTCGTTATGACCAACAACCTCGCCGTCAATCACACGTCCGGTGGAACTGTTGACACTGCTGCTAACAAGTATGGCGTTAATGCGTCTGCTTACCTTGCGCTTGTAATGCAGAAAAGCGCACTCGGCACGGTCGAGCTTCTATCGATGGCCTCAGAAGCGGAATATGACATCCGCCGTCAGGGCACGTTGATGGTGAGTAAGATGGCGGTGGGGCATGGTACGCTTCGCCCTGAGTGCATGGTCGCGATTAAAAACGCCACCTCGTAACTCGCGCTAAAATTAAGGGACACCTCGGAGAAATCCTTGGTGTCCCTTTTTTTCAATTTTCTAATACAGGGATAACCAATGGCAATTCTTACGCCTACCACAGAGCTTGAGGCAGTCAATGTGATGATGTCTCACATTGGGGAAAGCCCTGTTAATACTCTTGAAGATGACAACGTAGTCGATGCCACGATAGCTCAGACAATTCTTGGCTCAGTAAGCCGTGAAGTGCAGTCGCAGGGCTGGTATTTCAACACCGAAATCGGGTATCCGATTGTCAAAGACTCAAATAATAAATTTGCTGTCCCCGCAAACACCGCAAGGATCGATGCGGTAAATACAGCAACATCCTCGACCCACAGCGACCTGGATTTAGTGATGCGCGGCGGGTTTATGTACGACCGCATAAACCACACATACACACCTGACGCCGACACAATCACAGTGGACGTGGTTGTCCTACTAGACTTCACAGATATCCCTGAGACAGCCCGCAGATACATTACGCTCCGCGCCAGCCGCGTGTTTCAAGAGCGTCACCTCGGCTCTAGTATTATGTCTGAGTTCATCGCGCAGGACGAAGCCCGTGCCCTCGCCGCTATGCGGAATGACGAGGCTTGGTCTGGGGATCACAACATGATTACCGACAGCGCCACACCGCGCAGCATAACCACTCGTTTCGGATTTGATCGCGGAGTGTACTAAGTGCCACTTGTATCATCATCTCTGCCGAACATGACCAACGGTGTCAGCCAGCAGCCAGCGCCAATCAGGCTTCGCACAAGCTGCCAAGCAATGAAGAATGCATTCCCAAGTGTGGTCACCGGCTTACAGAAGCGGCCCAATACCTCATACATTGCGACACTCGCGACCAGCCTGACTGTACCTGATGACGCTGCAATTCATCTGGTGCAGCGGGACGCCACTGAGAAGTACATGATCGTTTGTGTTAACGGCGACCTTGAGGTCTATGACCTTGATGGTGTTAAGAAAACAGTCACATTCCCCAACGGCAAGACCTACCTCGCGTCTGCAACACCCAATACGTCGCTGAGATTTCTGTCAGTCGCTGATCAGACATGGGTGGTAAATAAAGAGAAAACTGTCGCTGCTGCGGCAACCACTGAGTCCAGAACCAACCCTGAGACTCAGTGTTCGATCTACGTTTTCCAAGCCATCGCAAACAAGACCTACGCGATCTACGTCAATAACGTACTCAAGGCCACATACACTACCAACACCAACGTCTCCGCTGCGACTGCCCTTGAGGGCACTGATGTGATTGCCACAGGATTAAAAAATGCTCTCGTTGCCGCTGGTATCTCAGCGACCACTGAGAATAGCACTGTCTGCATGTCTGGCCTTGCCACCACTGATAAAGTTGAGATCACAGACGGCCATGGCGGGCGATCCATGCGGGTGTTTAAAGAGGACCTTCAGGAATTCAGTGATCTACCTCCGCAGGACGTTGATGGGCGGCTTGTACGCATCAAAGGTGATGTTGAGGAAGCTGGCGATGATTACTGGGTGCGGTACAGCGACAATGTCTGGACAGAAACTGTAGGCTACAACGAAGGCCGTGAGCTTACTGCCAGCACAATGCCGCACACACTCGTAAGGAATACAGACGGCACCTTCACTTTTGGGGTGGATGTGTGGGC